CCCTGCTGGACAATGCGGCGCGCCCCTCAGGGGCGCTGGTGGTGCGCGGCGCCGATGGCGGCACGGGCCGCTTGAGTGAAACCCAGTATGAGCGCCTGCGCGAGGAGCTGGAATCCCTGCATTCCGGTCCCGGCAATGCGGGGCGGCCTTTGCTGCTGGAAGGCGGGCTCGACTGGAAACCCATGGGCCACAGCCCGGCGGAGATGGACTTCATTGACGCCCGGCGTGAGGCCGCGCGCGAAATCGCGCTCGCCTTCGGGGTGCCCCCCATGCTGCTGGGCCTGCCTGGTGACAACACCTATTCAAACTACAAGGAAGCCAATCTGGCCTTTTATCGCCAGACGGTGCTTCCGCTGGCGCGCAAGACGGCCGGTGCGCTGCAAGCCTGGCTGCAGCCCTGGCTGGGTGATGAGATCTCCATCACGCTTGATGAAGACACGCTGCCAGCCCTCGCCGAGGAGCGCAGTGCGCGCTGGCACCGGATCGGTGAGGCTGACTTCCTCAATGATGATGAGAAACGCCGCATGCTCGGCGTGGAAAGGCCGTGATGAGCGAGATTTTCAAACCGCCGTGGCGCTTTGAGCGCACGGTGACGTTCGGCGTGGTGATTGCGCTGGCGGTGCAGTCAGCCGGCGCGCTGATCTGGGCCGGAGCTGCCGGAGAGCGGCTCGACCAGATCGAACGCCGCATGGATGACCAGGACGCCCTGTCCACGCCGGTGGCCGAACGCCTGGCCCGGCTGGAGGAGCACGCCGTCTACAGCCGCGCCAGCCTTGCCCGCATCGAACACCGCCTCGACGCGCAAGCCCTGCCGGTGGAGTAGGTGGCCTAGGCTACAGCGCGGTTTCCTCCCCTGCTTGCCGGGGGGAAGGCGCTGTCGCTCCACTTGGTAATCCCTCCCCCTTGTGGGGAGGGTGGGCAAGCCGAAGGCTTGGTCGGGTGGGGGGCTGGCGCTAGCGCTCAATGATCTCCACCCCACCCGTCCGCTGGCGCTGACACCCTCCCCATCAAGGGGAGGGAGGGATATTCATGATCAAGGTCTGAGCCGGTCTCCCGTCCCTCCCCCTCAAGGGGAGCGAGAGGCGATTTGCCACCCCCAACAAACATCAGGAGATACGCCGATGACGGCGCTTAACGGCTCGGGCGAGATGCTCGAGGTGGCCGGCTATGCCAGCCTGTTCGACATTGAAGATCATGGCCGCGACATCGTGCGCGCCGGGGCTTTCGCCGCCAGCCTGCAAAAGCGCAGTGCCAGCGGCATTCGCATGCTGTTTCAGCACGATGCCGGCGAGCCGGTGGGCGTGTGGGACGAGCTGCGAGAGGACGGGCGCGGGCTTTATGTGCGCGGCCGCATCCTGACCGCCGCACCGCGGGGGCGGGCCGTGCGCGGCCTGGTTGCCCAGGGCGCGGTGGATGGCCTGTCCATCGGGTTTCGAACCCTTCGATCGGCTCCCCGTGTGGGCGGCGGCCGGGACTTGCTGGAGCTGGATTTGTGGGAGGTGTCCATCGTGACCTTCCCCATGCTGGCCCAGGCCCGGCTGTCGCTCCCCTCCCATCAAACCTCAACCGCCGACCGCATCCGCGTGTCGGCCTGACTGTCGCGTGACCATAAAGGAAAGGATCCCATGACCCGCGAGACCAAAATGACTGCGCCAAGCCCCGAGGCCCGTGCTGCAATGCACGAGCTGTTCACCGCCTTTGAAAGCTTCAAGGAGGCCAATGACCGCCGTCTCAATGAGATTGAATCAAAGCGGGCCGCCGATCCTCTGCTGGAGGAAAAACTGGGCCGGATTGATACCGCCCTCAACGAGACCCAGTCCCGGGTGGAACGCCTGACCCGTGAAGCGGCAAGGCCCAATCTGGGTGGGGGTGAGGAGAAGTCCGCTCTGTCTACCGCCTGGTCGGGCTATCTTCGCACCGGCGATGCGGCCAGGCTGACCGAAGCCAAAGCGCTGAGCGTCGGCACGGCGCCCGATGGCGGCCATGTGGCCCCGGCTGAGACCGAGGCCCTGATTGAACGCCTGGTGCGGGAAGTCAGCCCGATCCGCCAGATTGCGTCGGTCAAACAGACCACCAGCCACAGCTTCAAGAAACCTGTGAGCCGGGGTGGCATCACCTCTGGCTGGGCGGCGGAAACCGCAGCGCGGCCTGAGACCGACACCTCCACGCTGGATCTGATCCAGTTTCCCACCGCAGAGCTTTACGCCATGCCGGCAGCCACGCCGGCCATCCTCGATGATGCGCTGGTCGATATTGAACAATGGCTGGCCGAAGAGGTCCGCGATGTGTTCGCCGAGGCTGAAGGCACCGCCTTTGTGTCCGGCTCTGGCACCAACCAGCCGAAGGGCTTTTTGAGCTACACCAACGCGCCGGATGCCAGCGCAAGCTGGGGCGAGCTGGGCTATCTGGCCACCGGAGTGTCCGGTGACTGGGCCGCCTCTGACCCGACCGATGCGCTGATCGACCTGATCTATGCGCCCAACGCGGGCTACCGCGCCAATGGCCGCTTTGTGATGCGCAAGGCGACGGTGTCTGCGGTGCGCAAGTTCAAGGATGCGGACGGCAATTATATCTGGCAGCCCTCCATGAGCGCGGGCCAGCCGGCCAGCCTGATGGGGTATCCGGTGACCGAAAGCGAAGCCATGCCCGCCATCGGCGCGGACAATTTCGCCATTGCCTTTGGTGACTTTGAACGTGGCTATCTGGTTGTGGACCGCCAGGGCGTGGAAGTGCTGCGCGATCCCTACTCGGCCAAGCCCTACGTGCTGTTCTACACCACGCGGCGCGTTGGCGGCGGGGTGCAGGACTTCAACGCCATCAAGCTGCTGAAGTTCGGCGTGAGCTAGGCGGTTTTAGCGACAGTCTTTCTCGCCTTGCCCGTGTGCAGGGCGAGAAAGGCCTCGGCGGCTCAGTCATCACGGCCTTTTTTCGTGTGGAGGCGCGCTTCCTGGTCCAATAAGGGCTTGAAGACCAGAAAATATCCTAATGCGTAAGCTCCAATCGCCAGCGCTAGCAGGCCCATAAAGGGGGCAGCGGCGATCAGGCCGTTCCAAAGGCGGTAGGCTGACTCATCGGTCCACTCTGAAGGCAAATACACGAATGGAAAGAGGATGCCGCCTCCAAACGCGACGCCGAGACATGGATAAAGGATCGAGGTTTGAATTGGGCGCAGCTTTACGCTCGATTGTGCCATGGTGACGAAAAAAGTCATAACCAACAGGATCATCGAAACATGGTCGCCAGCGAGCCAGATCAGGGGATGCAGGCTGTCCATTTGATTTTGGTCTGACAGACGTGTCTTTACGGTTCCGTCTGCCCACAGGATCGTGAGGCTGGCGTATCCCGCTATCAAAAAACAAAGCAGCGTAACATATACGCCGCTTACCAGGCGTGACTGGGCGATCCAGTTTTTCAAGCTATCCATCTGACATAGCGCCTTCACAATCGCTCAATCTGACCGCGCCGCCCGCAGTGGAGCCCGTTTTTCTTGGCCAAACGAAGGCTTTTCTGCGTGTGGCTCATACCGATGAAGATCAACTTATCACCGACTTGGCTCGCGCGCCACGCGAGCGGGGCCTCAACTGACCGTACAACGTCCTGCGGGGGCCAGGTGCCAACGCGCCGTTAAAGTCTGATGTGAGCGAAGATGCCAGGTTTATGGGCCTTGTTTGACGGTCCTTGCGCCAGATGACAAAGGCGGTGACGGCCAGTAACGAACACGAAAGGCAAATCCCTGCGGTCTTCAAATATGGGTGTTTGGGGCGCTGTCTATGAGGTGTTTTCAGGCTTGTTTTGTGACCGGAACGCTTCCCATGCGAGGAAACTAACAAATAGCACAACAAAGCCTCCATAAAGCCATAAGAATGCCTGTCGTTCGGTGAGAAGCCCTTCTAGCGCCTGGTCTGTCCAAGTCGGTGGAGCCAGCAGGAAGGTTGCGAGGGCGCCCGCAAGCGGCAACCCGATTATGCTGAGCAAGCGTACGATACGCCATCGCCGTGTTAGTTTGCGTTTTGGCAGAAGCGCGAAGTGAGACACACCGCAGAACAAAAAGACGAGGTAAGCTGCAGCATAAAGCCCGGATCCACGAATATTATGCTCCCAGCTCCCAATATCAGGATAGCTTGGATCTGATACATAAAAGCCGCTGTCTTCGAGATGCATACTTTGCCACTGCATTTCAAGATCGGCTGAGAGGATAATGTGAGCGGTGTAGGTCAGCGCGGCGATGACATAGCCGGTCACGATCACGAAGGTTAAAATTGGCCTGTGAGCGCCGGGGTTCAAATCGTCTGGGTCGTGCTGAGCGGGCTCGGTCATTAGGCTCAAATCTCGCGTTCAATGAGCGGGCGATCTAGCGATCTTGGTCGATGTCCGACTGCCAGCGCTCGCGCAGGCGGTCGGGGACGTGAAGGTCTAGCCGCGCGGTTGAATGGTATCTCTCGCCTCAAGCTGCGACTGAGCACGGAACTGGTGGCGAGTACAAGCCATGATCGCCAAGATCATTCCCAGAGGCCTGATATAATCGATAAACGAAAGCGTGCCCAAGCCAGCCAGAGCCTGATCTGTCCAAGAGGGTGGCGTCAGGACGACTGCCAACACCGCCCCGACCGGGAATGCGCACCAGTAGCAAATCCAGATGGAATTGAGTTTTTCGCGTTGGAGAGTCCAGATTGGGCGCACAACCAGCAGAACCAGTCCTGCACAACCCAAAAGACCTGAACCGACAAGGGATAAACCGTCCATTCGGAACAGGGTGTATTCATCAGCGTTAGCGCTCAAATCAGCAAGCAAAACAAGGTTCGCCGCGAAGCAGGCGAATGCAACGCATGCCAGCGCATAAACGCTAAGCGTCGTCCACTTGCTGTGGCGTAGTTTTTTCCAACTGTCTTGAAGGTTCATCATGTCCCTGACTCTCACCGCGCCACCTGCGGTGGAGCCCGTTTCGCTTGGCGAAGCGAAGGCTTTCCTGCGTGTGGCTCACACCGATGAAAATCAACTTATCACCGATTTGGTTCGTGC